GCCAGCATCAATATCAATGGCTCTGACACACCCATTAAAGTCTGGATTGTGGTCAGATTTTTTTGTGGAATGACGAGCATCACCCAACCATCCATCACTTTTACGGCTGCGATCTGGGAATGAATCATCTATCTGTTCCCTAAGTTGAACAGCAGCCTTAGATAAAAATGGTTTCATTTACACAAATGTTCAAAATTAATTAAGGCTTATCTGGAAAAATTGCATCCAAAGGATCGTTTACGCTTTCAGGCAAATCTCTTAAAGATTGGCGATATTCTTTCCAAGCATCTTGATCTAATGGACTATCTGGCAGAACTGTATAATCACTCGCCTTTAATAAATTATCTCTTTGTCTGCGTAATTCAGTCCAGTAAAAATCCTCATCTGGGTTTTCAGGATTAAATCTTTCAAATGGATTAAATTGCATGATTACATCCTCACAATCGTTGCAGTTGCATAAAATTGATAAGCGGTTGTTGCGCCAGCACCACTTACTCGACCTTTAGGTAAAATGGTTATTGTTTGATTAGCGGTTGCGGATACAAGAAAACTGTTTGATAATGCAAAATCACCTGATATATCTGCTTCTCCCCATTGTCCAAAATAATTATTTGGTGATGCTTTTAAGGCCAAATAACTTGTTGCAGTTCCACCAATATAATCTAGGACAGCCGCATAAGTATAACTCGAAGTAATGATTGCATTTGTATTCAAACTTACTAAATAAGTTCCTGCACCTAAAGTAAAAGTTAAAGTTCCTGATGAATTGGCTGCTGAAATGTTTGTTGTGTTTCCGGAACTTGTTCCAGTAGAAGGAGCACTAGTTTCAGTTCCTGTGTTATTAGTTGGGTTCCACATATCCCATTTATATCCTAATGCTTCATTGGTACTAGTTGCAGGAGCCCATTTTAATCCTGTTGTTTCTCCACTTGCTGCGGTTAAAACATAATCATTTGTGCCTACCGCTAATCTTGAAACTGTATCAGCTGCGGTTGCAACTATTAAATCACCTTTAGCATCTACAATCGTTTTTGCAACTGCACCATTTGCTAAATCATAAGCAGATTTAACTGATGCAGGAACGGCTGCGGTTGTTGTTGAAGTGCTTGATGTTGAGTTTTCTAATTGAACAGCACCTTTTTGTGCAGTAGTTCCGTCTTGAATTCCAACTGTAATAGATCCTGATGAACCACCGCCTGTTAATGGTGCGCTTGCTGTAATTTCAGTTATATCACCTTGATCATTTGCAATCCAAGTAAAATCCATATCGGTATTAGATGTCTTGCTAAGTATCTGACCAGTTGTGCCACCTTTAAGATCAACCAAAGATGTATCAATGGCTGAACCAAGTGTGCGGATAGCAGCTGCGCCATCCTTAACCAGATCTGTGTCGTCCGGTGTTTCCCAATTAAAATTCGTTGTGTTTGCCATATTAGGCTACTGCTCCAATCGCATTTTCCCATGTTAGTATAGCGGATAAAGTGTTCCATGCCTCTGAGGCTGATACCTGCTCCCATTGCAAAGCAACTTGGGAGAACTCGATCGGACTCAAATTTATGGTTAAAAATAATTCGTTGAATCTTGTGCTCCAACGCCAGCCCTCAACATAACCCTCAAATTGTTCAGTTGGGGCTATTTGAACCGGCAAGTCTGTTATCCGTAAAGGCTGACCAATAAAGATCCCAAGCAAGGCATCTCGGTCAGTATCGTCAATCTCTGAGTTAGTTATTGGGAAAGTAATGCTATTCAGTAAAGCTCTTGGATATGATCTCAAGGCAATATAGCGATCAGCCTGTGCTTGAGCATCGACAGCATTTTTAAGAGTTGTATTTATAGTTTCGCCTTTATAGCCAAAAGCAGCAATACTAGTTGCATCAGTAGCAGTTTCCTGAGATCCAAAATTATTGCCATAATTGATATAAATATCATTACGAACATCTGCGGATCGAGCTAAAGTCTTAAGACCCGCACCAATAGCTGTATTTGCTGAAATGTCTGTATAGCCATTATTGGCTAAATAAGTCTGCCTGTGGTTTTGATCAGCATATCCAATACGACCTTCTGAATCTTCATACAAAACACCAAAGGCTGAATTCGCAATAAGAGAAGCGATATTGTAAATAGTGTCTGGACTAGATGATCTATTAATCATTTCATATTGACCAGGTTGATCGATGTCGCCAAGACCAACATTTTCAGCATTTGCCCAAGTTATTGTTGGATCATATCCTGACCATGTTTCAGCTGCTGGAACTTCATTCCAAGTATTTAAAAATAAATCAGATAATAAAGCATAAATTTGATCTCCATCATAATCAGAAACTAAAACTCCGTCTGTAATAATTTTAGGCAATTTAGCCAATGAACCTAATGCGAGAATTGTGTATGAATAGGTTTTAGCAATAGATGAAGCAGTAGCAACTTCAGTTGTAATATCTGTGATGTTGCCACCAAATAAAGTCCTAAAGGTGTTTGTGCTGTCTTTGACTTGCAGGGCAATGCCATCATTTATTTGCAAATTATAGTTTTCGTCATTTAGTGCAACCAATGAAATCTGCAAATATGAAGGAAGCGGTTGAGCATAGATATCATCTCGACCTGCTTGATGGGTTATGTCTTGAATTGCTACATCTGTGTATTCAACCCCATTAATTGTTAATTTATACTCAGGAGTAAATACGCTCATTAATCGCCTCTGATGCCTGAATTATATAGCTGTGGAACTGAGCGAGATGCGCTGTCATTTAATACTTTTGCAACGGCTCTTGCAGCACCTTCAGAATCAATTGATTGAACTGAGATGTTATAAGTGTTTCCACCAGCTTGACCAAAAGGAGTTCCAGTTGCACTTTGTGGCACTCCTCTAATTTGAGATGATGGAGCAATGTTTGAAATGCGACCAATATCAGCACCGGGTTTAATTAAGTTAATCAATCTAATGCTTTCATTTGCAAGACTAATAACCAAACCGATTGCTTCTTTGATAAATGTAATAAAACCCTGAATAATTCCAATTACGCTGGAAATACCTTTTCCTAAACTTTCTGCGCTTCTTTGGCTTTCTTGCAAACCAGCACTTAATCCTTGATCGCCAGTTAATCCAGCAATAAATGCATTTAAGGTTGGAATACCAGTTTGATTTAGAAATCCAATAAATCGTTCAACTTGTGGAAGTAGGGCAACTCCTAATGCTTCCTTAGCCTCATCAAATCCTACTTTTAAGCGATCAATCTTTCCTTGAAAAGTTTCAGCGTTTGCAGCAGCTGCGCCACCATAAAGATCAGATAATTTTTGTTGTACTTGTGTAAAAGATAATGTAGATAATTCAGCCTTTGATAAACCAAGACCTAATCTACCAAGAGCTGTGGTATTGCCGTCCTGAGCCCGACCCAAAGCATTGGCAACAGTTTCAAGATCTAATCCTCGACCTTTAGCAATATCTAAAGATAGATTTAATAACTTTTGAGCCTCATTAACATCTTTTGTCGATACGGCTAAACGCTGGAATGCTGGTCTTAATTGTTCGTCAGCCACGCCTGTTGCTAAAGATGTCTTTAGAATGTAATCCTCAGTAGCCTGAATTTGACCCTCTGTTGCCCCCGTGGCGGTCTTTAATGCAGCGGCTAACCTCAACTGTGCCTGTTCATCCTCTATCGCAGCCTTGACCCCGTCAATGGCTAATTTGGAGCCATAGGCAACGGCAGCAGCAGCTGCAACCGCAAAAGCAGCAGCAGCCTTCTTTCCAAACTCTGAAATTTTGCTTGAATTGCTTTCAACAGCCTTATCGGCTTCACCTAGTTTTTTCTTAAGATCATCAACATCAGCAAGGATTGATAACTTAAGCGTACGATTACCAGTTGCCATCAGACCCACTCCTTAATAATGCGATCAAAACTTTGTTCCCATTTGTTAATCAATTCAGGCTGAATTCTGCGAAGGGTTGGATAGATAAACCATCCACGACTACCTCTGCCTTGCCGTCCTGAATATGTAGGGAATTGTTTGTATTTATTTGAACCAAACTCAACACCACCCCATAGGGTTTGCGTAGTAGCACCACCTGAAAATTTTTGTCTTGCGAAACCATAACGGAACTCACCGATTTTACTCGACTTAGAGATGCTGACCCCGTCCGCAACCCTTTGCGCAACTTTGCCAGATTTTGTTCGAGTTCGAGCTGCTTGCTTAATTTCCTCTGATGCAAAATACGCCAACGCAGCAGACTGCGCTCTTGCCTCTTCAGTAGCTTGTTCATCCATGAGTTTGAATGCTTTGTAAATATCACGCAGATCGGATTTATTGTACGCAATGGTTTCATTTGCCATACCTCGCCTCCAATACTTCAATCGCTGTTAAAATGTCTTCTGCTTCAACCCATTCCCTCATTGGTATTTGTGTGGCTATTGCCAATTCAACCAATAATCTACTCAGGCTTCCTACCGGGTGGCTTTTGGGTCTGCATCACCGGCTTCGGTGTTAAAATCAGATACAGTTTCAATCCATGCATCCAAAGGCTTAACCGGTTTCCCACCAGCTTCTCTTTTGTAAGCATGATAAGCCAAAAACATCAAATCCCATAAACCCATGTTTTTTTGCATGTCTAATATGGTTTTATTTGTTTCCTTTTCCCATTTGCAAAACTCAGGTGTCTGGGCGGTGTAAGTTGCTTGCTCACCTGAGTTATATGTAATTGTAATAATTTTTTTCATTTGTTTGCTCCCGTTGTTAGATTTTAACTAAATGTTTCTACTACTGCGCCCTTTGATACTGTAAAAGTAAAGGAAACAGTTTGAGCATCAACACCAGATCCACCAGCAGTTGGAAACTCTGGCTTTACTGGAAACACAAATTGTGCTCCTGATGCAGCTGTAAGTGTCATGCTGATGTCTGTATCTGGTGCAGTTTCTGCTGCTGTCCATAGAGCCTCGCAAACTGAGTTTGCCTTGCCCCAATCAGCCAACATATCCAATTGAAATGTTCCTGAAATGTTTGTGGTCTTGTAAGCCTCTCCATCCATAGTCTGATAAACCTGACGCTCATTGACTTTGGTTAGAACTGCGTTTGTCGCTTGTGCTTGAATATCTGTTCCACCTGTGAAAGATAAACCAACATCACGACCGGTAATTACGACTGTTGCCATGATTTCTCCTTATGCTGTTTGTGTGTAGTAGGTAGATACTC